TTGAGAGGGGGGCAAAGGTGAAAATTGTAATCAAAAGCAAACGTGGGAAGCGCGTAAAAAAGCGGGCTTCCTTCTTTTCCGCCGACGCGCGCTTCGCGACAAAGGCGATTATCGTTATTGCGATCACAACGGCGGTTTTCATCGTCGCGCAATATGTTTCCTTCCTTATCACGGGCATGGAACAAACGTCGCTGATTGACAACTACTTCAACGCGGCTGTTATTGAATGCGGCGCGCTCATGGTGAAGCGCGTTTCCGAAGTGATCGTCGGCAGGGCAAAGAAAAAAGAGAACATCGACACGAACACAACAGACGAAAGCGAGGGTTTATAAATGATCGATATTACCACCGTAATTGAAGCTGTCCTTGCGCTGATCGGCGCGCTGATTACTGCTTTTCTGATCCCGTGGATCAAGAGCAGAACAAACGCGGAAAAGCTGGATCGGATCGAACTATGGGTAACGGTTGCCGTTGAAGCCGCCGAACAGATTTACACCGGAAGCGGCAAAGGCGCACAGAAAAAAGCATACGTGCTTGAATTCCTTAATTCAAAGGGCTTCGATCTTGATTGGGACGAAATCGACATGATGATCGAAAGCGCCGTTTTCAATCTTCCTGCATATTTCGCTATCGAGGAAACCGACAGCAAGCAGGAAGAAACCTAACTTCACCGACACACGCCGACCGCGCTTTCCCCTTTCACGCGGGCGGCATGACGGCGGCGGGCGGATTGCCCGTCGATAACATACACGCCGCCGCCTTCCGACGTAGCACACCGGATCGCGGCGGCTTTTCTTTTTTGGGAGGAAAACAAAATGTCACAGCTTGAAAAATTCATTGCACATCTTGAAGAGGAAGTCCGGAACGGTTCTATATACGTTTGGGGCGCACAGGGACAGGGCGCGGACACGATCAGCGAAGAGTGGATCAGAAAACGGGAAACTTCGACCGCGAACGCGAACCGCGCGATCAAACTATGGAAAAAGCGCATTGAAGAGGGCTTCGGCGCAACGCTTCGCGCCTTCGATTGTTCGGGGCTGGGAATGGCGTTCTTGCAGAACGAAGAAAAGATTGTTTCTTCCGACATGAACGCCCACGGTATGATGGGCAAATGTGACGCGATCGGGAAAGTCGATCTTCGCCGCGGGGATTGGGTTTTCAAAGTATCGGGCGGCAGGGCTTCCCACGTCGGATACGTTGTTGACGATGAATTGAACGTCATTGAAGCGAAGGGGCGCGATTACGGCGTTATCAAGTCGCCGTTGAGCAAGGGCGGCTGGAACAGATACGGGCGACCGTCCTATTTCTTCAAAGAGGATTACAAAGCGGGCGGCAATGCCGCCGCGCCTTCCGGCTGGATTGTCCGGCGATTGCTGAAATATACTTCCCCTATGCTTCGCGGCGACGACGTGAAGGAACTGCAAAAGCGCTTGATCGCCCGTGGGTACGCTTGCGGGCGAGGCGGAACGGACGGCATTTTCGGAACTGACACACGCGCCGCCGTTCGTGCTTTTCAAGGATCGGCAGGATTGACCGTTGACGGAAAAGCGGGACGGCAGACAATAACCGCGCTGGGCGGCGAATACAAAGCATAAAAATTCCCCCGTGCGGGCTTTCGAGCCTTCACGGGGGCTTTTTTGTTTGGTTATGCGGTTGTCGTTCCCCACACATAGGCAAGGTGGATAACGTCGGCGTACTTCGTTATATCGGCAATGCCGGAAACGGGAATACGGGTAAACCGCTTCTTTGCAAGCACGATACCTTCGAAGCGCGGATCGTCCGAAAGCGCCTTTGCGTCCTTCGCTGATATTGTCAATTCGATATAGCGGGATTGACCGGACAGCTTCAAACGGCAAAAGCACAGTTTATAAGCGTCGGCGGTTATGACTTTGAGATAATCGGTGGCGGGATCGGTTGTTAATAAGGAAGTATCAATGCCGCGTTCTTTCAGAATATCAAAGACGATCGCGGCGGCGGCTTCGTCGTCGTGATTGACGGCTTGTGCTTCCGGTTCGCCGCTGGAAACTTCGATCGTTGCGCCGTCGTATTTGACGTTAAACGGGAAATCGCTTTCAGCGTGAACGGGCGCGGTGGCGGGCTTTTTCTTTGCACGGTATCCGAGGAACGCGCAAACGCCAGCAATCACGATCCCGCAAACGCCAGCGCCGATACTTCCTTCGACAAACAGCGGAAAAGAACATACGACGAAAAATCCGCCGACAACAAATAGAATAATAGATTTCTTCATAATGAGCATTCCCCCTTGAAGTTGTGAAAAACAAGGCAGAATTTACCCATTCTGACCTTTAACACAATTATACGGCTTCCGTGCGCTAAAATCAAGAATAAAGCGGAATAATAACACACGGCGCGGCAAAAATCAGAATTGAGAGGGGGCGACGCTTGCGACATGAAAATATACGATTACAACGGCAAAAAGAATATTTGCGGCGACCGCTTGCGGGAAGCGCGCGTTGTGCGCCGCCTTCGTCAAGAGGATTTAGCCGCAAAGATACAGATTGAAGGCGTAAATATGGAGCGGGACAGTATAAGCAGAATAGAGATCGGAACACGCTTTGTTTCCGACTTTGAATTGAAAGTGTTTGCGAAAGTGCTGGGCGTTTCGGTAAATTGGCTTTTAGGTATTGACGATTAACGGCGGCGGGAACGATCCCGTCGCCGCTTATTTTTTATATTTTTCTTGTTTTTTCTTTCAAAACCTATTGACATATACGCACGTATATAGTATAATAATAATCAGAAAGGAGGTAACGACGTTGAGCAAGCGCAAGCAAAAGAAAAGCGGCAATAAGAAAGACCAGCCAGCAAGCACAATCAATCTTATTACCGCGATCGTAAACCTTGTAATTGCGATTCTTCTACTGATAGAAAAATTGACAAGGTAACGGGCAGGGGGAGCAATCCCCCTTGCCTAACAATAATAACACGGAAAACGCTTAACGTCAATGGCGCATGGACATTTTATATTTCGCCCTTGCGGGTATCAGCATTGTATTATCAATCGTCGCGATCGTCTTGTCGCTGAAACGGAGGAAATAACGTTGAACAAGGATTATTCAGCACAAAAGAAACACATTCGGACACATTACGCCCGCTTCCCGCTTGACCTTCGACCGGAAGTGCTGGAAGAATTCAAGAAGGCTTGTGAAAAGAACAGCACGACACCGACGACGGAAATCAAGAAGTTCATTGCTTCATATTGCGAAGCGGCGCGCGAAGAGTAATTGGAGCGGGGGCGGCAGAAATGCCGCCCTTTTGTTATTTGGTACAGGGAGGAAAAGCGAATGCACAAACACTTAACATGGACGGATCGGCTTAAAATAGAAAAGGCGCTGAAAGAAGGAATGAAGCCTATGCAGATCGCCGCGCGCTTGCGCGTCCATCATTCGACGATCTACAACGAATTGAAACGCGGATCGTATACGCACTTGAATTCCGACTTGACCACCGAAGAACGCTATTCGCCGGATATAGCGGAAGCCCGCTATCGCGAAAATCTGAAAGCGAAGGGCGGCGCGCTTAAAATCGGCGACGATCACGAATTGGCGGAATTCATCGAAAGAAAGATCGTTGACGAAGGATATTCCCCCGCCGCCGTTGTCGGCGAAATCAAGCGGCTGGGCTTGACCTTCAAAACGCACGTATGCGAAAAGACGATTTACAACTATATCGACAAAGGGATTTTCCTTCGCCTTGAACGCAAACACCTTCCGGATCACGGGAAGCACAAGCGGAAATATGATAAAGTCACAACGAAGAAAAGCGCCGCCCGCGCGCCGAAGGGCGAAAGCATAGAAAGCCGCCCGCAGGAAATCAACGATCGCGCCACCTTCGGACATTGGGAAATGGATTGCGTCGTGGGCAAGAAAAAGACGCGTCGCGCCCTGCTTGTCCTTTCAGAGCGATTGACACGGCGGGAAATCATCATTCCCATAAAGGATATGACAGCGGCTTCCGTCGTTGCCGCGCTGAACAAGCTGGAACGGAAATACGGGAAGCGTTTTTCAAAGGTATTCAAAAGCATAACGGTTGATAACGGTTCAGAATTCGCGGATTGCGCAGGAATGGAAAATTCCGTCCTTCGCGTCGGCAAGAAAAGAACCGTTGTTTACTATTGCCATCCGTACAGCGCGTACGAAAGAGGGACGAACGAAAACATAAACAAAATGATACGGCGCTTCCTTCCGAAAGGAATGGATTTCCGGAAAGTGAGCGCCGCATACATTCAAAAAGTCGAAGAGTGGATCAATAATTATCCGCGCAAGATATTGGGCTTCGCTTGCTCAAATGACCTATTCGAATACCACCTTGCATTAGTCGCTTGACAGGCATTCTATAAAGGGAAAAATATTTTTCTGCTTTTTTCGAATTTACTATTGACTTTTAGCCCGG